CGAAAAAGCGCTTTATACTAAAGATCAGTTAACTTTTATAGCTGCTTGGCAAGGTGGCCCACTTGCTAGAATCAACGATATTGAAGGTGTAAAAAACCTCTTAAACTCAATTTCTGATTTATAATAGATTAAGGAGATTATCATGCCATTAGTCAAATCAGCTTCTAAAGCCGCAGTTGGTAAAAACATTGCCAAAGAAGAAATGGCTGGAAAACCTAAGAAACAAGCCGTAGCTATTGCATTAAGCGTACAGCGTGAAGCCGCCAAAGGTAAACGCAAAGCTGCTTTAGAAACAGCTTATAACAAATACATGAAATGAAAAACGGACTTTACGCTAATATTCACGCCAAGCAAGCTCGTATAGCTGCTGGATCAGGTGAGAAAATGAACAAGGTTGGTAGCAAAAATGCGCCCACGGCTGAAGATTTTAAACAATCTGCTAAAACAGCTAAACCACGGAAAAAACAGTTAGAAGCTGCTTACGAAAAATACATGAAGTGATAAGCGTAATAATGCCTAGTTATCTAGGTGATTACTCTAATGCCGCAAGCAATAGAGAATTTAAGTTAAAAAGAGCCATAGAGAGCTTTTTAGATCAAAAAATAGGTGAGTTAATAGTTGTAGCTGATGGATGCGCCAAGACCGTAGAAATAGCCTCTAATTACCCTGTAGTAGTAAAGCTAATAGATAAACAACCAAACTTTAGCGGAGAACCTAGAAATACAGGAATAAAGCTAGCTTTGTATGATTACATAGCTTATTTGGATGCCGATGATTTAATGGGGCTAGATCACATAAGGTCAATTATTCAAAACGCAGACACAGATTGGGTATATTGGGATGACTATGTAGATGGTCAGCCAAGGAAAGTCTGGCATCAACATGGGCATATTGGAACTTCAGCAATCGCCCATAAGAAAAATTTAAAAGTAAAGTGGAATGACGGTTATGGACATGACTGGGATTTTATACAGCAACTATCAAAATACGCATCTAAACGCATAAAAGCTAATTATCAAGTAATGCACATTCCTCATGTAATCGACAAATAATGTTTATTATTCCAACTTATAAGCGCCCAGAGCGTTTAAAAAACCTTGTATCTATATACAAAAACACTAAAGCTGTAGAGCCTGTGTATGTATTAATTCAAGGAAACGCTGAAATGTATGAGGGAATAGAATTTCCCTCGACATGGACAATAGAGGTGTTAGAAAAGAATTTAGGGCTTGTTGCTGGCTTAAATTATGTCTATAGCAATCATCCTAATGAATCTTATTATGGAATCATTTGTGATGATCAAGAACCCCAATCAGATTATTGGGATGTAAATCTAGTAAACGCTGTTAAACCATTAGGAATGGTTACCTCTAAAGATACATTAAACAAAGATGCTTGGAGAATGTCAGGGATTACCCTATATGACGGTGATTTGATTCGATTAACTCGATTTATCTTGCCTCCTTGCACTTGGCATATCTGCGGGGATGATTGGTGGGAATTAGTTAGCCGCCAATGTAATAACTGGACTGTTGTAAGCGAAGTTCAAAGCACCCATATGACCCCTGAAACAACAGGTATACAAGCAGATGAAACCTACAAAACTTCATACAATAACTTTGACGGTCAAGTAGCTCAATATAAACATTGGCTAGAACTAGAAGGTAATGCTATATTGCATAAAATTACTCAAAAATTAAATATAACTGCGTGATATAATAAAAGCCTTATATATCAAACACTTGAGAATATATGGAAATTAAAGAAATTGAAGTAACAGCGTTAATACCTTACGCTAAAAATTCAAGAACGCACGATGATGCTCAAATAGCTCAAATTGCCGCCAGTATTAAAGAATTTGGGTGGACTAACCCAATATTGGTAGATGGCGATAAAGGCATCATAGCGGGTCATGGCAGGCTTATGGCGGCACGAAAGCTAGGTATGGTTAAAGTACCTGTAATAGAGCTAAAAACCCTTTCAAAAGCCCAAAAAAAGGCTTATATCATTGCAGACAATAGATTAGCTTTAAATGCTGGGTGGGATAACACTATGTTAACTATTGAGCTAAATGAATTGCTAGAAGATAAGTTTGCTTTGGAAATCCTTGGATTTGATAAAGATGAGCTAGATGCGTTATTAAATCCAACGCAGGAAACAGAAGGGCTAACAGATGAAGATGCCGTACCTGATGTGCCAGACGAGCCAAAGACAAAGCTAGGCGATATATATATCCTTGGCAATCATAGACTTATGTGCGGTGATAGCACTAACATAGATGCTGTAGATGCCTTAATGGAATTTGGTAAGGCTAATATGGTATTTACAGACCCACCTTATAACATGGACTTTACTGGTGGAATTCATGCTGATGGCTCTAAAAGTTTTAATTCTAAGCATGGCGGCATTAAAAACGACAAAATGTCTCAAAATGAGGCTGAAGACTTTTTTGACGCCATAAATGCGATTATTTACACATACTGCGTAGGTGCGTTTTATATTACTTTTTATAGGCTAGGTATAGGAGAGTATTGGAAGTCGCTTGAAAGAACCAATTTAAAGGTTAGAAGCCTTATTATTTGGGACAAAGGTAACCATACTCTTTCTAATAGCGATTACATGAGTAAATACGAGCCAATATTTTACGGTTGGACAGGCGATAATCATAATTTTTACGGTGGTAACAACGGTATGGATATATGGGAAATTAAGCGTACTGCTAAAAATGACTTACATCCAACTATGAAACCTGTAGAACTTGTTATAAAAGCATTAGAAGATGCTAGTAAGCCAAATAGTATAGTTTTAGACCTTTTTGGTGGTTCAGGCTCTACTATGATTGCGGCTGAAAAATTAGGTAGAAAAGCTAGATTAATGGAATTAGACCCAAAATACTGTGATGTTATAGTTAAGCGCTGGGAAGATTTCACAGGCAAACAAGCCGTTTTATCGGAGTTATAAAAATGGCAGAAAAAGGTAGACCCCCTCATAAACCCACAAAAGAAAGCCAAGATACGGTTAAAAGGCTGTCTGCGCTGGGTGTGCCACATGAAGATATAGCTACAAGGCTTAAAATTAGCGCTGATACGCTGGTTAAGTATTATCAAGATGAATTAGACGAAGGGCGTATAGACGCCAACGCTGCTATAGCTGGTACATTGTTTAATCAAGCTAAAAAAGGTAATACTGCTGCCGCTATATTTTGGTTAAAAACTAGGGCCAGATGGAAAGAAACGCAGGTTAATGAGGTTTCAGGGCTAGATGGCGGTGACATTAGAATAGCCTGGGCAGATGAGTAGGCTGGTTAAACTCTTATATCGCCCTAGAAGCGTATTTAAAGATTTCCATGATCGCAAACAAAGATGGTCAATAATTGTAGCCCACAGAAGGTGCGGTAAGACTGTTGCTTGTATTAACGATCTGATAGTTAGGGCTTTGACTGAAAAGAAGCCAAATGCCCAATATGCCTATATAGCGCCTTATTACTCACAAGCTAAGTCCGTAGCCTGGACATACTTACAACGCTATTCTCAGCCTTTCTTAAAGCAAACCAATCAATCTGAGCTATGGGTAGAACTAATAACAGGCGCTAGGATCAGGTTATTTGGTGCTGATAATCCAGATGCCCTTAGGGGTAACTACCTAGATGGCGTAGTTTTAGACGAATACGCTGATATGAAACCTAGGCTTTGGGGTGAGGTCATACGACCTTTACTTGCTGATCGCCTTGGCTGGGCTACATTTATTGGTACGCCTAAAGGCCATAATGGGTTCTACGACCTTTATAACAATGTTGATGAGGATTGGTATGCTAAAGTTTTAAGGGCTAGTCAGACAGGCATTATTCCTAACGATGAATTAGAAGATGCTGCCAAGATGATGACAGGCGGTCAATACAGGGCTGAGTTTGAATGTGACTTTGAGTCTGAAATCCAAGGCGCTATCTACGGTGTAGAAATGCGTATATTGCAAGACATGGGCCATATTACTCAAGTTGAGCATGATCCTATGTTCCCTACATTTACAGCCTGGGACTTAGGTTATTCAGACGATACAGCGATCTGGTGGTTTCAGGTCGTACATGGTGAGATCAGGGTTTTAGACTACCACTCAAGCAATGGGCAAACCATTCCGTATTACACAGGATTGATTAGGGCTAAAGAACAAGAGTTTGGATACACATATGGCACTCATTATTTGCCACATGATGCTAGAGCTAAAACAT